ATTGGGAACACCAACAATACCTGCAGATAGGCCATTGGTAAAGGCGTCGCTCGAGGCCGTTTTTCAAGAATTGGTTAAGAGTATGCCACCACCATATACTATTGCGCCCGTTTCCTTTGAAGAAGCCGTTACCGCAAGTAAAGCAGTAAATATTTCTTCAATGGATTTGAGTACTAGTGCAGGATACCCATTATGTAGGAAAGGAAAACAAACTGGATTAAGTAAAGCCCGCTACATTCGAGTTAATAAAGATAATACGATAGAAGTAGAAGAAAGTACGGAAAAATTTTTAGAATTTTCTTTTATAGCGAGACAACAAGGAAAACATCCACCAACTATATATTGGGCACATCTCAAGGACGAATTACGAAAGAAATCAAAAGCTAGAGCGTTTAGTGGAACACGAGTTTTTTTCAGTAGCTCCCCTTGAGTTAGTAGTTAATTCAAGAAGAGCAATGATGGTTTTTATGGAATCATTTCAAGCCAAACCAATAGCGCATCATCATGCTGTTGGATTGTCACCTGACTCAAAAGATTGGACTAAACTACAACAACATTTACGCAACAAAGGAAACAAGTTAATACAGATGGATTTTAAGAAATTTTCAGATACATTACCACATGAATTTGTTGCTGCAGCTTTCACTGTCATAGGACTTTGGTATGAACATTATAATTTGTTAACACCTGAAGTTAGAAATTTGATAAAGACCATAGCCTACGATATTATGAAAGCAAAAATTTTAATTCATGATAAAGTTTATGAATTACAAAATGGAGTTTTACAAGGACATCCTTTAACTGCAGTGATCAACTCATTGGTCAACCTAATTATGCAAGTCTATATGTGGAATAGGTTGACTCTTTGCAGACCAATTGAATTTTTCAGTTCCTGCTATATTATGGTTATGGGTGATGATGTGGTGATATCAGTACCACCAAATCACACACACGACTATAATTGTAGCCGATTGGTTTTGCAATTTAAAGAGGAGTTAGGAATTGAAGCTACAGATGGAGATAAAAATAAAGTGACTAAGGATTTCGATGACTATGAACATTTCGAATTTTTATCAAGAACTCAAGTAAAACACCCATTTCGTAAAGGAATCTATTTAGCACCACCTAAAATGACATCATTGTTTGACTGTCCATTATGGATGAGGACTACTGTGAACATTGAGGAACAATCGGTAGAAGCCATACAAGCTAGTCTTTTATTGGCCTATGGACACGGACCCATATTCTTTGAGAGGTTTAAGCACTTATTGTTAACAGCAAAAAACGTGCCGTCCCATCCTTATTTTACATGGTATGAAATAGATAGATTGTTTTACGGAGAGTTAATGTCAGATGAAATAATCACACCGAAGAAGAAGAAAGCAATGCTTCATGAGAGGGCTGTGGAGAAGCAACCACGGGTGTCTCAATCTTTGGATACAGTTAATGTCACACTTAATAGGTCGGATTCAACGAGGGAAGTTGAGAAGAAGAAGCCACAGGCATCGCAAGTGATGTTGGCCGAGTTGGAACGATCCGATTTACCGCATGACGAGTTCCTCGAAATGAGCGACCGTGGTGGGAGAACGTGTAAGTGTAGATATAACTGTATGCAAGAATTAGAGAAGAGAGAAGAAGAAGCAGAAAGTAGAAGAAAACCAATATACGAAGAACCTGACTATGGCGTTAAGTTTCAGGGGGGCAAATCCGATGAAATCGGGCCAACCACCTCCGCGCAGCAAAACGACCGATATATGTCTCAACAACTTTCAACTGTTGACGGGGTTATTGAGTTAGACATTAATGATCACAAAGGGAAAGAACGTAT